ATATTATGACGCCAATGGTACTGAAATGACTCACCTACACTTTGAAATGTATAAAGATGGAACCAATATTGATCCAACACAATATCTTCAGGACGCGAAAAATAATATCAGTGCTCCTATGACAGATGCTAAGGCAAAACAGGAGCATGAAAAACTTGTTCCACCGCATACGCCACCAGTAACGCCACCAGTAACGCCAGAACCATCTACTGGTAACGCACAAGAAAGACTTCAGAGTTTGGAGACTGAGAGTAATAGCATCAGAAAAATGCGTGCTGCACTAACTAATGACGCACTTACTAAAGCAGGAGAGAGTCTTTATCAAGCTCATAAAGCTGGACGTTCCAGTAAACCAGAAGAAGATGTGGTAATTCCTGGTGTTGGAAGAATGCGTTACTTTGATAATGGATTTTTAAAGAAATTTACGTATTTCGATGTAAATGGAAATGAAATTGATGACAAAACTTTTATGCAACTAATCAAAAAAAGAGATAGTGAATTAGAAAATAAACAAAAACAGCTCTTAGAACAAATTGGTACTACTAGAGAAGAGTTGAAAATTTCTAGTGCTTCTACACAACCCGAAGTGTTACAAGCATCGGCAATTGTTTCTGCAAACGAAAGGCAATCACAATTACAACCAGCAATTGTTACAATGCCTATTCAAGAGAAACAACAATCCAATGGTTCCAGTCAACCTATCCTGGCATCCTCTATGACTGGAGCATCTGGATCTCAAATTACTCCTGGTTGGTTACTTAATTCGGTTCTTACATAATCATGGCACAATTTTCTAAACCAACTGATTTTCTACTAAAGAGTGTGAAAATCAAACCAAATAATGATAAGGGTCAAAAGGAAATCAAAACTCTTATCAACTCTTTTGAGTATGTCGAGAGAATTGATGCTCCTTTCCTATCTGGTATCATGGAGGTAGTTGACAGTGGTGGTCTACTGCAGGGATTACCTATTCAAGGAGGAGAGGAAGTAACTATAACAGTTTTAACTACAACATCTGAAGAATTGTATGAATACAAATTAATTGTATGGACTGTTAAGAATAGATTTGCAAGGCAGAACAAACAATCATATAATTTGGGGTTGATTTCCAAAGAAGTATTACTCAACGAAATTACACGAGTAGCGAAACCATTAAATGGAAACCCAGAATCTATTGTAAAAGATCTATTGCAAAATAGTTTAAAGACAGAAAAAACAATTAACTCAGAACCATCAAAATTTGATGTAAAACTGATTGCAAATAGAAGAAGACCATTTGATATTTTAAATCAAATTACTGGAAATAGTGTTTCTCCTCAAGTTGATTATAAGTCAGGAAAAGACAAAAGTTCGGGCGGAGAAACATCCCAAAGTATTAAAGGAAGTGGTGGATTTTTGTTCTGGGAAAACAAACGTGGTTATAATTTCTTTGCCGTAGATTCTTTATGTGCTGATGAAAAAAGTAAATTAAAATCTAAAAAATTAGAAACCAAGACTTGGGGACCATATACAGAAAGACTGGGTAATCAAGATGATAAGGATCTAGATACTGCTATCTATGAATCATATTTTGGTTCTGAAGTTGATGTACTCCAGTCAATGAGAAGAGGTAAATACTCATCTCTAGTAGTATTCTTCAACTATTCTACGGGGCAGTATGAGGAGTACGTCTATAAGATTCGTGATAGTTATGATAATATGGCACACTTAGGAGGACAGAGCAGTATTAGTTTGATACCAGCAGATCAAATTGAACTTAGCGACTATCCAACTAGAATTATGTCAATATTTCTAGATCATGAAACATGGTACAATGGATCTGGACCAGCGTCTCCAGATCCTGAAGATGGAGGAACATCCCCAACTCAGTTTGCAGACTGGCAAAAATTTTATGCAACGCAGTCTATTGCCAGATATGAATTATTAAAAAATCAAACATGCACCATCGTTATTCCAGGAAATCCAGAGATTTGTGCTGGTGATAAAGTTGACATTAGACTAATCAACAAACTTTCTACCGAAGAAGGTAAGAAAGACCCATATGATCCAGAAAGTAGTGGATTGTATTTGGTTGGTGAAGCAACTCATACATATGACACCACAATCGGTCCTACTGGCAGATTTATTACTACGCTCAGACTACTCAGAGATTCTTACGGAATGAAAGATAGGGAATCAAACCATGGCACTAAATAACTAAAGGAGGTAATTACCTATGGAAAGTATCGAAAAGCATATTGAAGAGGATAAGAGGATCTTAGAAAATCCAACGACTTCTCCTCAGCAGCGTCGTCACATCGAAGGCGAATTGCACGATCTAGAAGAATGGGTAGAGCATCATAAAGAGGAGATCGAGGCAGGAGATCATCACGATCCCACACCCCTAGAACTCTATTGCGATCAAGAACCAGGAGCACCTGAATGTAAGTTGCATGACAACTAATTAGTATGGACCAGTTATTATCACAACTCGTCCCAACTCATCGTATTGGAGATTCTTTCAATTGGTGGGTAGGGCAAGTCGAAGAGACTACTGCTGACTCTAATGAGAACAAAGGCGGATATCGCCTTAAAGTTCGTATTGTGGGAGATCACCCTTCTAGTAAGGAACTCTTACCCACAGAAGACTTGCCATGGGCTCAAGTTATGATGCCTGTCAACGTGCCTTTTATGCCTGGTAATATTGGTGGAGCAAACCATCAACTTATCAAGGGATGTTGGGTCGTTGGTTTTTATTTTGATACTGATAAGCAAAAACCAATAGTAATGGGGTCTATCGGTCAGACTCCAAGTGCAACAGTTAGAGTAACAGAAACTAGACCAGGGGATGGTAGAGCATTTACCAACACTACATCATCAGATAAAAATCCAAACTATCCGCCAACTGATGGAACTCCAGGAGATGGAGTAGAGAATCCTAATAAGGTTACTGGAGCGTTACCTGATGGAACTAGAAACGAAAAAGGAGAACAGAAAGTCGAAGTACCAGACAGGAAGAGAGCTGGTATATTGGATGAGAAGTGGTGTCAAACGGTAGCAGAAAAGTGCGACAAACCAGACATCAAAGAACAGATGAAAATTATTCTGGGTGAATTGTTATTTGAGATCCAGAGAAATAATGGAAATATTGGAAGTTATCTAGTAGGGCAAGTCAACGGTAAGATTAGTGATATTACCAACATTGGCAGAAGCAAGATAGCTAAAGCGCAGAAAGTTCTTAGAGAGTTTATTGCTAGGGTAAAAGGATTTGTAATTCAGAAAATTACCGCTGGTGTAAAAGATCTAATTAAGATGCTAATTGCACCAAGTGATGTTGGTAATATTTTGACACCAGTCACAGAATGGTTCAATAGAATGCTGAAAGATCTGGGATGTAAAATGGCAGATCTTGGTGAGCGTCTTGAGAAGTGGTTGACAAATGTAATCATGAGTTACATCACTCAAATTTACCAAAACGCTGCTTGTTTATTAGACACATTTGTAAACGGTATCCTTTCTCAGTTCAATTCTTTGATGGAAGAGATGCTAGGAAGCATCTTGGGTCCTCTTCAAGATATTCTTGGTGTAGTTGGCAGTGCTCTCAATTTGTTGGGTGGAGCAGTAAATTTTGTTCTTCAACTCTTAGGAATTTCTTGTTCTGGTCCAGCATCAGATTGTGCTAAGTATAAAAAAATCTGTAATACTGGCGAAAAGGAGAAGAGAGATGATGATGAAGATTTCCTCGATAAACTTCTAGAAGATATTGATAACCTATTCCCAGTTACCACTGGAGACTATACACAATATACATGTCCTGCTGCATATGAAGGTAAACCGATAACAAATACAAATGTTGGATTCACTGGAGGCGTTCCTTTAGGACCAGAAGAACCAGGACAACCAGTACCTCCAGGTACAGCGTCTAAAAAGAAAAAAATTACTTATGATATCGCAGATATTTTTGTAGAGGAAGGAAACGAAGCGGTATTTACTGTAACTAGAAATGGTTATATTGATAGACCTTCATCTCTTACTTACAAGACGTTATCTAAAAAAGGAACTGCAACTGAAGATGTTGATTATCTTCCAGTCAACGATATTCTTGGATTTGCTTCTGGTGAAACTCAGAAGAAGATCATTATCAAGACTTTCTTTTCTTCAGAGCAAGAACCTAATGAAGACTTCTTTATCAAGTTAGGTATAAACTCTCCTGTTGCAGATCCAGAAGTCGAATCTTCGTTTATCAAGAATGTTGCAAAATGTACGATTACTGAAGGTGAGGTTGTTGATCCTCTAAATCCAAAACCACCACTTGGTGAGGTGAATCCAATTACTGGAATTTCTGAGACTTTCCCACCATCAGAAGGAGAAGTTCCAGATGAAGGAGATTCTGGAGGTGGTGGAGTAGGAGTAACTCCTCCTAGCGGTGGAGAAGATGCAGCTGCATCTCCAACATTTAGAGTTTCTGCTGATAGATCTTCTGTAAAAGAAGGAGAATTTATCAAGTATACTATTACAACCACAAATGTCGTAAACGGTGCTACATTAAAGTATACTTTAACAGGAACGGATATTACTTCAGATGATATTATTGGATCTGAAATCAGAGGTAAATTTGTAATTAATAACAATACCGCATCTGTTACTGTAGGAATTGCGGAAGATGGTGTTGTAGAAGATGAAGAAGTTCTTAGATTTACAATTGATTCAACAGGTGCTTTTGTCGATGTTTTAATTGTCTCTGATGATGGAAAAGCAGCTGATGATACATCTGAATTTGATGAAGGTGAGGGCGAGACTCCTGAGAATACATATGATGAGTTCACACCACCAACAGTTGACCCAGGAAAGGTAATCACGGATCCTGATGGTGGTATCATCGAAATTCCTATTGATGATCCAGGCGATCCATGGGCGGAACCACCTTATGTCTTCATTGGTGGAGAGGGTATTGGTGCAATTGCAACTCCTCTATTAGATGAGCGTGGATTCATTACTGAAATCCGTGTTAAATCTCCTGGTTATGGATATAAGCTGAATCTAGCATCTGACAATAATGTTCGCTGTATAATTGATACGTTTACGATTATTAGTCCAGGACGTGGATATAAAGATAAACCAGATATTTACGTAAATGGAGAATTGGGAGTTGCTGAAGCGATAATTAATGATGATGGATTTGTAATTGGAGGAAGAGTATTGGATCGATCGTTGACTTTTGATGAATTACCACAAATTATTGTAGTTGGTGGTGGTGGATATGGTGCTACCATGATTCCTTCTCTCGTTTGTAGAGAAACAGATCAGCTTGAGCTACTTGGTGCTACTAAGATTGGCACAGGTCGCTATGTTGATTGTCCGTAGGAGAGTAGATAATGGCGCATGCAGACTTACACGCACAAACAGAAGCTAGTGTAGCAAAGGCACAGGCAGCAAGTAGTGCAACATATAATGACTTAAAAAACGGACCAGCAAAACCATCAACTCCAAATGAAACTCAGAATCTGAGAAGTGATCCTGCATTTTGCACTGCTTATAAAGGATCTCTAACAAGATGTGAGATTTATGAAAGACTGATGCCAGATGGTACTACTGGAGCACTGAGAATTGATGGACCATGTATTCCAAAAGCTCCTGGTGCTGGTGGGTTTATTGCACTTTTATCTGATGGTGGTATTGTTTTAAGAACAGGTGATAAATCAAAAGAGGCGGGTCCAGCAAGCGGATTGTTATCTATTCATACAGAAGGACAGCAGCAATACCATGGCGGCAGAACAGATATTGAATATAACGATGGCGGAACAGAGTCTGAAGGTCACGCACTAAATGTTGTTGCATATGGCGATGTAGTAGAGAATGCTATTGGAAGTGAGAGAGTAGTAAAAGCAAAGAAAATTAAAATTGAGGCAACGGAAGAACTCTGGTTAATTGGAAAGACTCAAGTTTATATTCAGGCGGGTTCTGAAGGTGGCGGATCTATTTCTATGATCGCAGGTAATGTTGAGAAATATACTGACAACGATAAAGAAATTATCTTAGGTCAGAAGATGAGATTTGGCGTCTCTGAAGACATGATGATGCAATTTGATCCTAGAGCAAATGTTGTTATCAATTCTCCTGGTTTTCATAATGTAAACGTCCTAGGAGCAACCAAGTTTAAGGTTGGTGGTGCAGTTGACTGGAAGGTTGGTGGTGCATATAATATGGATACCGCTGGTGCATACCTTAATAAAGTTGGTGGTGCAGCTACCTTGACAGCAGGTGGAGCAATCACATCGACAGCGGGTGGCGCATCGACACTGACTGCTGGTGGAATAATGACTGTTGCTGCAACTGGAGCAATGAATGTTGCAGGCGGTGCTGCTGTGACAATCACTGCTATTGGAGAAGTTAAGATCACAGGCGCATTAATTAAACTTAATTAAGACATAAGTAATACTAAATGTGAATGGGGGCAAACTGGCACAAGGGGGCTTGTTTTTTCCTTGCAACCCTGATAAATTGTATTCATGCGATGGGGAAAACCTCA